GTCAGTCATATTATACAAGGTATGAGTTTTGACGAGTCAAACGGTCTAGGCAAACTTAAAATTATAGAAACACCAATGGGAAATATTGCAAGAGCATTATTAAAGGCAGGAGCAAAACTTGGTGTAAGCAGTAGAGGTTCAGGAAACGTAAATGAAAGTGGTCGTGTTTCTAAATTCGAAATTGTTACAGTAGACATTGTGGCACAACCAAGTGCACCAGATGCCTATCCCAAGACTATATATGAGAGTTTATTTAACATGCGAGGCGGTGCACAAATTTTTGACACCGCTGGTGCATTGACACACGATAAAAGTGCAGAAAAACACTTGATGAAGGCTATCACTGGCTTCATCAACGAACTTAAAATTAAGTAGGAGACTACGATGGCAGTGAATTTTACAGATCTACTTGAAAATGCGGAATTGGCAACTGATGTCAAAGAAGCTCTTCAAGAAGCCTGGGATTCTAGAATTACTGAAGCAAGAGAGGAAATTACTGCAGAACTTAGGGAAGAATTTGCCCAAAGATACGAGCATGACAAAGGTCTAATCGTTGAAGCAATGGATAAATTCGTAACTGAAAAAGTTGAAGCAGAAGTGGCCGAAATTGCCGCAGAAAAAGAATCACTGGCTGGTGATCGAGTTAAGTATCACAAAGCCATTAGTGAACATGCTCAAAAACTTGACAAATTTGTAACTCAAGCAGTTGCTAAAGAAGTTAAGGAATTAAGAGCAGATAGAGCCAGGGTAAGTGAACATGTAACGAAATTAGATAATTTTGTTGCTGGTCAACTTGCTAGTGAACTATCCGAGTTCCATGAAGACAAAAAAGGTCTAGTGGAACAGAAAGTCAAAATGGTAAGAGAAGGCAAGAAGCAATTAGCAGAAGCCAAGAAAGACTTTATTAAGAAAGCCGCAAACAAGGTCGAAGGCGTTGTTAATGGCGTAATTGTTAATGAAGTTAGATCTTTCCGTGAAGACATTACTAAGGCTCGTGAGAATGACTTTGGTCGCAGAATTTTTGAAGCATTTGCAAATGAATATGGCGTGAGCTATTTGAATGAAGCAAAAGAACTCAAGAAAGTACAAAAAACAATCGCTAAGATGGAGACTAAATTAAAAGAAGCAAACGAAAAGATTGCTAATAGTCAAGATGCAGTTAAATTAACTGAATCAAAACTAAGAGTTGCAGAAGATCGTTTCGAAAGAAAGGAAAAACTCAACGAATTAATGGCCCCACTTGGCAAAGAGAAGAAAGAAATTATGTCTGACCTACTTGAAAGTGTTAAAACTGAAAAACTGGAAGAGTCCTTTAACAAGTACTTGCCTTCAGTTTTAGATGGCGAAACACCAAGAGTAAAGAAGACGTTGTCAGAATCAGTTACTAGTGAACACACTGGTAATAAGGCAACTGTAATAACAGAAGCCGATGACAAAGCGGAAAGTGTAGTTGAAATCGACACTCTCCGTAAATTAGCCGGACTTTCAAAATAAAATAGGAGTTAGAAATGGCAGATTTATTTGAAAGCAACTGGTCCGCAACTAAGGAAGCCTTGCTTGAAGGACTATCTGGAAACAGAAAATCCTCATTAGATGTGGTCCTCGAAAATACAAAAAGACATTTGTCAGAGGCCGCAACAGCAGGTTCCACAGGAGCAGGTTCAGTCGCAACTTTAAACAAAGTAATGTTACCGTTAATTAGAAGGGTTATGCCTTCTGTTATCGCTAACGAGCTTGTTGGTGTACAACCAATGAGTGGTCCAGTGGGCCAAATCCATACATTAAGAGTACGTTATGCGGAATCTGGTGGTGGAGCAACAGCAGGTGACGAGGCTTTAAGTCCTTTTAAACTTGCTGGTACTTATGCTGGTTCTCCAGACGCTACAGCGGCGGCTGAGGGACAAGCAGGAAGAAAAATGTCAATCCAAATCTTAAAAGAAACTGTCGAAGCAAAGACAAGACGTTTAAGTGCTAGATGGACATTCGAAGCGGCTCAAGATGCAGAAGCAATGCACGGCGTAGACGTCGAAGCAGAAATTATGCAGGCTTTAGCACAAGAGATTGTAGTTGAAATCGACCAAGAAATTATCGGTTCACTAAGAACTCTTGCAGGTGCTGGAACAACTTTAGACTTTGCCTCATTAAGTGGTACTAGTGTATACGTTGGTGACAGACATGCGGCTTTGGCAATCGAGATTAACAGAAGTGCTAACAGAATCGCGGCTAGAACAAGACGTGGTGCTGGTAACTACATCGTTGTATCTCCAGAAGCATTGACAATCCTACAAAGTGCGTCAACTTC